GGTGTGTTCAGCTTCTCTTCGATACCGAGAAATATGGCCGATAAAAAGACCATAGCCTCAATAGGGAAGCAAAGCGCGGAGCCCATAGACGCAAACTTGCGAAGGGAATCAAAATTAATCCCCAATGCAGGAATTTCTGCTCTTCGGGACCGTGTCGCGAAGACCCCATCCATTACGGACGGAAATCCTCGCAACATAGCCTCTACATGCAGAATGTGGACTCGATCAGATGCTTCGCTCAAATCGAGCGTAGCAAGATCTTGATCACGACTACCTTGGCTGGCCAAGACCCGATTTGGGTTTTGGTCAGTAAAACCAAGGAAGTTGAAAGCAAGATTATCTCGAGTATTACCCGGGACAACCTTACTTTCGATCAACTCGACTATTGGACCGAGCAGGGCCTGCTGCATATACTGCATACAGGTTGGCTCGATCGCAATAATTCGAGGAGAACTCAGCGTTTTAGGTACAGAGATAACCCTCACGGGTATCTCGTCACCAGGCTCAAGGATCTCAACATGGTCATAGCGATTGTAATGTCGCCAATTAGGAATAGCCCATTCCCCATAGGGGAATAGCTGTTCCAATCTGGAGTGCCAGAACTTCAGATCATACTTTTGATTTCCAAAGGTACGATCTGCTGTCGCTCCAGGACCATGCCTCGGGACGATCTCATCATTTCTGATAAGATCATCCAAGCGGGATAAAACATCCGCAAAGAGTAGTCGGGATACACGTTCAAAGCTAGAAGCATTAAACGTGTTATGAGACTCCCAACTGATAAGATCCTCCTCGCATTTAACATAGCCAAGAAAGGCGTCTATCTCCCTAGCATTACCACAGGGTAATAGAATCTTTGCAAAAAGCAACGTAAGTTGCCTAATAGCAAAGATGGAATCCAAACTTGGTTCTGTTAACAGAACACCATCTGAAGGGTTAAAGATTTGACGAAGGAAACCTCCTAAGAATAGGGGGAGACCATTCTTCTTCCGGAAACCGGAAAAAGAACAGTCGTCTACAAGCCCTTTCTCAAGGCAACGCTCGAATTCCTTCCCGAAGGAAGGGAGCGTGATCGTGAGAAAAGACAGGCCTTCATCTTTAACCCGACTCTCGAGCTTTTTGAAGTCGAGAGCAGTGCTAGTGTGACACCAGCTGGCAAGTTCATTAGCCAGCTCACGCCAGAGATCCGTCATGCTTTTCATGTATCCCCTTAATAGGTGGTACATCATGAGCACAATTAACGGACCCACATCAGCTAGGAACCAAATCTAGCTGAGCATCATCTTACACCCGCGATGTATTGCGGAAGATGATGAACGATCATGAGCAAATATACCAGAAGCAGGTATACTCGCTTACGGCGAGAATTAATTCTCGCCGCCGATGAGCTTGACGAGCGCAGCGTTTGTGCTGGCCGTCAACCACCCGGTAAGGGCGGTTGCCTCAGACAGGATCTCCGCACCGGTGAAACCGGTAACGGGGGTGTCCAGAACGAGGTAAGCAGACATCGAAGCCTTGACGTTGACTCCTGCAAGCAGGGGGTCAGCGGCAATCTTCGACATGTCCAGACGGGCTACGGCGCGGTTCCTCTTCCCAAGGGAGTGAGAAACCGTAACCGTGTACAGCCCGTCGGCACTCTGAAAAGTGCCCCCGTTCGCACTGAAACCAGTGCGAGCGAGTGAACGAGCGGTTCCATCGTTGATCGAAATTGGGTCGGCAAAAGCCATTGTGCGTGTCTCCTTAGTGGGATGCTCCAGTGGTTAACTGCAGCAACATGTGAAAGGTGCAAGGGTTCTGATAGCCCAAGTCACCTACCGTGCCTGCCACCTTGCGAAATCGCAAGTGCAAGCGCGATGGCTTTCTGACTAGCAGTTAATGCTAGATCAGTAACGCCGAAACCATATGGGTTTGCAGGGAGACGCTTCTTCCACTCACGTAAGTGAGTGACGGAACCGGCAGTAAAACCGCCGAAACCTCCTCCTGCAGCCGCATTGACTATAGTTTTTGTCGATGAATATGACATCATATAGCCATACTGCAGCACCATGCCGTTCTGGCCCAAACGAGAGATATTAGTAATAATATCTCCCGTATTTGTGAACCAGTCCAGCGCCCACGACCATGGACTCGAATTGTAAATAGCGTCAGGCGTCGGTTTAACACCGAGCAGCTTGTCCGCGTACTCAACATATAGTTGAGCCTTCGAGAACATATCATCAGAGAGTGGTAGGATGTATTTAAATGCACCCTTAAACCACGTTTCACTTCTCTGATGCTCTATCACTGTAGAGGGCGTTACCCCTGAGAAACCTGAATTCTGCGGGTAATAGATAAAACAATTACCCGTAGTTATCAAATTAGTCTCAGAGGAAGGAAAATGATACCCGACTCTGGAAGATTTTCCAGAGCCAGCTTTCAACTCATGCAAGATCTTTGCATGTTGGTTGACGGACCTAGCAAAATTCCTCATGTCAGAAACAAGAGGAAGCCACCCAAATTCAACATTTAGATACTCTGAGCCAGCGTTTTTCGCACGAAGAGTGCGTTCACGCCAGCTTTCGAGACCTGGTGCTGAAGGGAATCCATCTGCCATAGTTTCCCGCAAAGCGGTTACGGCAGAAAATCCTGGATTGGTCGGTATCGTACGAGAGATTGCCGTTGCTCCTTTGGAATTCAAATCTCCATCGGAAACAACGCCAGGGTTATCAAGATTGGTAGGCCAGCCTGATAAAACTAGCTGGGTACCCTGCCGCCCTTGAGAGTCCCCGAACACGGTATTTGGGCTATAAGCCCATCTATCACGTTGCAACAACATCGGTCCGCCGCAATCGGCCACTCCCAAAAGGGATAGGTTATGATTGCTGCCTTCGATGCTCTCGCTGTAACCATTCATAGTTTGGCGGGAATCCACATGACCTTGGTAACAACCTTGGAATACTGGTCCTGCTGCACTACGACTTTTGACAGTCGTCATTGAATGATCACATCCTTAGGCAAGGTTTACACGTGTAACAAATAGTCACACTAGCGTGGCTGGGAGCTTTCG